GTTCTATATTAATGTTAATGATTCTAATGGTGCTTGGATAACAACAGTTCCACTCATTACAACACCCCCGGCTAGGCGACTTGCTTCAGTTGTATTTAATCCATTTCAACTTGTGTTAGAAGTTACGATGGTAGACCCAACTACTTGGCCAATTCCATTACCACCTGATGCATTGGCTACAGCTCCTGGTACAATTGTTGATTATACACTAGAAGGATTTACCCCGACTACCTACAATGGACTCTATCGCGGTATGCATATCAACCCGATTAAGTTTACTGTTCCAATGTCTACTGATCCTGGTCCAGTTAATATTATGGGATTTCTCAGTCGTCGATTAAATATGGTGGCTGGTGTGTTTAAAACATCTACACTGGTATATCGAAATGGTGCCTTTGAGGTTGATCCATAATGGGTAAATATGACTCACATAAACATCACTTTCAAGCGCGCCTTAATCAATGGCAGCGAAACCAGAGTAATAATCATCGTGAACAACAAACGAAAGCGATGCCTGTTCATGTAGTTGAAGTGGCAAAGGACTTTATCAAGGTAGCGTTTGAAACTGCAAATGGAATATTTACACCACCGATCGTTAAAATACCGAAGGGTCATTCTCAATATTCACGTGAGCCTACACAAGTTGGTGATAAAGGCCATGCGGCTCCTGGTGATTATTACCAAGGTGGTGCAACTGGTGATGCTGGTGGTAATACGAATTTTTATCCTCGTAGTAATTTAACATCTTTGGTATTCCATGGTCTTAGTCAAGTAGCTAATCCTTCTCGTATTGTCGATCAGTTGACCCATATGGCTGGTCCTGCTGGGTGGATCGTTAATGCTTTTGTTAAGCAAGCTCAACAACAGAAACAGGGTCAACAAGGTCAACAAGGAACTAGTGGACAACAACAATCAGTTATTCCACGTAATATTCAACATGCACAAGGTCAACGTGCCGCTGCTATGAACGTGCAACGTAGGATAATGGCTAAGGCTCGTGGTGTATCAGTTCAGAGTTTATTGACACCAACAGTGTTGGATACTGCCAATGCTGGGGGTAGTCAGTCTGGGCAAGATCAATCACAACAGCAACAACAAGATAACGATAAAACGAACTTTAGTTTTGATAAAGATGCATTGGCTACTGTGCAATCAAAAGATACAGATCATAACATTACTGTAGATTCAAAAGGAAAAAAGATAACACTTAATGTTCCTGTTGGTGAAAAGGTTTATGTTGGTGGAGACGGTAAGAAGGGACAGTATGCTAGGATTATGACTGAAAAAGGGCCAAGTAAAAACTCATTAGCACGGATCGGATAATGCGTACATATGGCCGAACGCAAGACGTGCTGACAGGAAAGAAAACTTGGTGGCAAGTTAATACTGATGTTAATGGCTTCAATGATTCTGTTTATCTTACCGCGCTTGCACAAGTACTCAAATTAAATTTAGGTGAATCTCCATTCTTCGCTAATTACGGCATACCTGCACATCAATCTGTTGTAACACAAGTATTCCCTAATTATTATATGGCTCGTACTCAACAACAGTTTGCAGGTTTCTTCGCATCATTAATCTTAACCATATTGCCTGATGCTATAGATGACGACGGAAGACCTGCTCCTTCTTATAATATCTCTGTTCTTACTAATTATGGTTCTAGGATTGGTGTTCAGACCCGACCTGGCTATCCTCGTTTTCAACCTATTTAGGGTATCATGGCTGTACTCCCATTAGTTATGACTTCTCAAGGCTTGCAACCGGTATCACCGGCAGACTTGCGGTCGCAGTTAATTTCGCTTGTTGCTGGCACAAACCCAGACTATACAGCGAATCTACCGGGTTCTCTTATCGAAGATATCTCTAGTACCGATGTTTATGCTCTTGTAGAAAGTGATAGTTTCCTCGTCGATCTAGTGAACTCTGTAACACCGTTTGGTGCGAATGCATTTCTGCTTAATCAGCTTGGTATTTTGTATGGAGTTGATACACAACCGATCACTAATACTTCTGTCTATGTTCAGTTTACTGGGCCACCCGGTTATGTTATAGCACAGGGATTTACAGTTTCTGATGGTACATATCAATACGTGTGTCAGCATGGCGGTATCATTGGTGAAGATGGTAACTCGCTCCCTATGTATGCACTTGCAACAGATTCTGGTGCGTGGCCAGTTCAGGCTAATACAGTTGTTCAGTTAGCTTCTTCAGTTCCGTCAAATATTAACCTCACAGTTACTAATCCTGTTTCTGGTATTCCATCTACATCTGGTGAGCCTATCAGCGTATTTCGTGAACGATGCTTCACGGCTGGGCTTGCGGCTAGTACAGGGATGGCGCGGTATCTAAAGACGCTAGTTGGGAATGTACCGGGTGTCCAACAGCGTCTAATTTCAGTACAACAAGAAGGTGATCAGTTTGTTATAATCGTGGGTGGGGGTGATTCATATCAAGTTGCATCTGCTATCTGGCAAGCTGATTTTTATACACCGGGATTATCTGGCGCTACGATAAAAATCGCGGGGGTGTCCAACACCAACCCGGTTGTTATCACTACTGCTAATAATCATAATCTACAAACTGGTGATTTAGAGATTATTGCTGATGTAGTCGGTATGCCGTTTCTTAACAATCAAGTTCTTCCTATTACGGTGCTTGATGCACAAAGATTTAGTGTTCCATTAGATGCAACCATATGGGGACGATATCAATATGGTGGGACAGTAGCTCCAAATCCTATCAACTTATATGTCACCATAACAGATTACCCAGATTCATTTTTAATACCATATGTTAATCCACCGCAAGAGTTAGTCGATATCACGGTAACTTGGATAACAATCTCACCTAATTTTGTTTCACCTGTAGCTATGGCACAAGCGGCTGTTCCAGCTATTGTGGATTATATTAATTCACTGCCAGCAGGCACATCGCCTATTAATTTCAATGTGTTGAATCAAGTATTTCTTCAAGCTGTGGCGGGTGTGCTACAACCAGAGTATATCGTTAATTTGTTATTTCAAGTATCTATTGGTGGTGTGGGTACGTCTCCTGCTCCTGGAACAAATGTAATTTTTGGTGATCCATTCAGTTATTTCTATACTGAAAATGGCCGTGTGACGGTGATAGAAGGATGACATATAAATTCTTATCACCAGGGTTAACTTCGACTGTGTTGACCGGTGGTATATCCATCCAAGTAGCCAATACCAATATGGGAGTGAATGGTGGGTTGATAATCAACCCACTGGATGCAGTAGACCAAAATATTCATATAGCAGAATCGTTGTTTATTAGTCTTATTTCAGATGCTCATTTACAGAATAATTATGATAACGTAGAACTAATGCCGGGAGAATCGTTTATTGTCCCTGCACAATCAAATGTTTGGGTCAATGCTGTTACTTCTGGTCACAAGTTTACTGCCATATTTTCTTCACCATATGAGATTACATACCCTCCGTCATTAGTCCCCGGTCAACCGGGTAGTGGACAAAGTGCTCTTGGTGGCACAGGTGAGTTTCCTCCGGCAGGTGTGACGGGATTAACTACAGTTATTCCATCATACCTATACCAAGAGTATTCTGATGATGATGATCTTCAGGGCTTTGTGCAAGCTCAGAATACAATGCAACAGGATTATGTTGATACATTCAATGCATTAAATTTACCGATATACACTGGTCCTATTGTTCAAAAGGCATTGCTTGATTGGGTGGGACAAGGTGTATATGGAATGGCGCGGCCATCTATTGGCACGGGTCTTCCACTCCAAATAGGACCACTCAATACATGGGCGCTAAATTGGCGACCGTATGATACACCACCGGTTGTGGAAGTATCTGCGGTTAATATGTTGGAGCAGGTATCGGTTGGTGATGTAGTTTTAACAAATGATGATCTTTATCGCCGTATTCTGACATGGCACTTTTATCATGGTGACGGTAATTATTTTAGTACAAGATGGTTAAAGCGTCGTATATGGCGGTTTCTGTTTTGTCCTGATGGCAGAATACGCAATTGGTGGCCTGAAGATGCGTATGGCGATTGGGGCGCTAATGATTTAGGGCAAATTAATGAAGACCAAGATGATTGGAGTATTGCTAATACCGAACAGATTAGTATCTCTATAGGTGTCAACCGCAATATCACTATTCGCTTTGTTTTAGGGAAGCGAACAGTGACAGGCGGTGAAATGATTAATACATTTGGGTGTAATGGATTTGGGCCATTTCTTGGTACAAATGCACCAAATCATAATGTTATTGCATTGAATGAATTAAGATCAACATATGTATCGTACAAACCATTACCGATGATGGCTGAGTTTAAAGAAGCTGTGGATATAGGTGCGTTAGAACTACCCTATCAGTTTAACTACACCGTTCATATCGGTTAGGACATAACATGGCGATACTTTGGAGTAATAATGCTTCTTCTACAATCGCAGGGAGCATAGCTCCATCTACAACTTCTGTTGCACTTGCGGCCGGTACGGGGGTTAAATTTCCATCACCAACTGGTGGTGACTATTTTTGTGCCACATTCTATGATCAGGCAACCAAGACTATAAATGAAATTGTACATGTCACTGCGCGTGTGGGTGACACTTGTACGATTGTTCGTGCCCAAGAGGGTACAACGGCACAGTCTTGGAGTGCTTCGGATATTTTTGCTAATCTGGTAACCGCTGGCACTCTGGCTGCTTTTGTTCAAGCTGGTGTTGGTCCTGCTAATACATCACTTGTTTATGTCGGTACAGATGTTTCTACAACACCGGGGCTTATTGTATGTCCTACTATCCCAGTTCCTGCATCTTATGCAGTGGGGATGTTATTCAATATTAAAGTTAAGAATACAAACCCTGGTCCAGTTCAACTTCAACTAAATGGTATTGCTGCTGTTCCTGCTGTGCGGACAGATGGCAGTCCAATGGTTGGTGGCAATCTTATTTCTAGCCAAGAAATGACTTTTATCTATAATGGTGTTAACTTCAATGCGTTAATTCCTCCAATTCCACAAACACCTCCACAGACCACATTCTATGTTAGAACAGATGGTAATGACAATAACTCTGGGTTTGCTAATACCACAACAGATGCTTTCCGCACTATTTCTGGTGCGATGGCTGTGATAAAACAACGATATATTTCACAAAATACGATTACATTACGTGTGGCTGATGGTTTATATGTAGATGGGTTTGCTGAAAGTGAGGCTTATATTGCTGCGTGGAATATTGTAGGAAATTCAGCAAATCCGGGTAATGTGGTAATAGATGCTTCTCCAACGAGTTCAGGATCGTATATTTCACCTTATTCTTCTGTCGGTCGTAGTTGTTATACGGCAGGGCAGGGAAATATAACAGTAAATGGATTTACTTTTAAATCATACTATGAACAAGCAGTATCTGATGGAGGAATATTAAATGTCTTTAATTGTAATTTCACTGCTCCTACATCAGGTGCTTGTCCACCAATTGCTTCTTATCATGGTTGGATTGGGATTTACGGTAATTGTCAGTATAGTGGTGCAACAAATTCACCAGCTATTTTTCAATGTTCATTATCAGGATTTATGGAATTAGGATATCATGATAATTTAGAGACTGTTAATCTTGTATTTAATATTGCGGGTACTCCAATAATCACAGGTGCGACAGCAATTGCTAGCGGGGCAGGTGCTATTGGGGTTTGGGAACCGGCAGTTGTATTTACAGGTGGTGTTCCTAATTGTCTACAATACTCATGTTCAGCGGGGGGTGGTATTAGCTTTTTAACGGGTGTCACTACAATCTTCCCCGGTACACAACCCGGTATTGTTCAGTCTCCAGGATGGACAGCTTAAGGATAAAATCACATGGCAACTCCTATTTCTGGTCCTGCAGTTATTACATCTGTGACTCCTGGCACAGCGGTCATAGCAATCGCTACGAATCAGGCTGGTGGGTATATTGTTAACCCAACCATAGCTGCTGATCAAGGTCTTGCTACGGCAGAAGTGCTGTATGTAAATCAAGTCACCAATGCCACGCTTCAGGCTAATGGAACGACCATAGCATTACAACCCGGTCAATCATATACAGTTATACCGTATACGACTACTCCAGTAACAGTGAGTGCGCCGAGTGCTTCGCATAAATTCACCGCTGTTCAATGGGCAACATCATGACTGTCGTGGCTAAATTATCGTCGCCAACTCAGCAAACCACCGGTCCTCTTGGGTATGGGCCGGGTGGGCCACTCCCATCTCCATCACCATGGACATTTTATGGATCTTGGCTTTCTTTTAACGGTGGTATCGTTGTTGGAGCCCCGGCCGGTGGTAATCAAGGTCCTGGTACAATCAACGCTATTGCATTCTACATTAATGGAGCCCCATTTGATTTAGGAAACTATCTCCCATTAACCGGTGGAACTGTTGGTGGTCCTTTAACTGTTAATGGAACGTTTACGGTAAACGGTACAGTTAACTTGACTCTTGATCCAGGAACATATTAATGACAAGTATCCTTAAAGTTCTTCGATCTGCTATATTCGGTAATCGCCCGGCTGTTGGTGCTCAGCAAGAAGGTGTGCCATATGTCAATTTTGCTGATAAGCAGTTTGGTGTTGTAGATTCTTCGCAGACTCCTCGAGATTTGGTTGGTGTTCCATTTTTTTCAACAACAGCGAATTATAACGCTGGTCAACCGATTAATTATTTAGGGAATCTATATGTTGCTCTTGTAAATGTGACAGCAGGTGCATGGAATGCGACACAGTGGTCATTGGTTACGTCGAAGCAAATTTTAGATTCTAAAACAGTATATCCTATTCTATCGATTAATGGCTCAATGTCGATAAGTCAGGAACTTGGTACGACTGGAATAACTGGTTTCCGTACTTTCTCCTACATACTAGATGGATTTGGTGCTGGAGCAGGAGGAACTCCGGCAATTACTGCTGCTCAGCAAACGCCATGTGGCGTTCCTGGTTTTGTTTATCAAATGAATGTTCTAATATCTACTGCGGCTGCATCGCTGTCTGCTGGTGATGCTGTATATGCTTGTCAGACTATTGAGGGGACACGCGTTGCACGGCTTGGATGGGGCACTGCGAATGCGCAGCCTATGTCGATAGGATTTTGGGCATATTGCACCATCACCGGAAATATTGCTGTCGCCGTTAGAAATGCTGCCGCTAATCGAAGCTATGTAGTCGATGTGGCGATTACTGCCGCGAATACTTGGCAGTGGTGCACGGTAACTATTCCAGGGGATACTACGGGAACATGGCCAATTGGAACTGTATTAGGATTAGTTGTAAATTGGTGCGTGGCTGCTGGAACAACTTATCGCACCACAGCGAATACATGGCAGGCTGGTAATTTGCTAGGTACGGCAGCAACTATGAATCTTGCTGCATCAACATCAAACTCTTTCAATATTACAGGTGTGATTATTGTTCCTGGCACGGTGCTACCGCCCGCAAGCATGGTTCCATTTGTTTTGCCGACCTATGCTGATGAACTAGTGGCGTGTCAGCGATATCTTAGATATATTGGATATGGTATTCAAGGCCAAGCGGAATCAGCGACGCAACTGATGTTTTCGTACATTATTTACATGCCTATGCGAGTAATACCAACGGTAACGGTGCCTCTACCTTCTGTAAATGTTCGTCGATTTTATACCGGGGGGGATACTAATCTTACTATTTCACCTACTATTGACGTAACTGTCGGTTTGTTCGGTGGTCGTTGGGCATGGGTGATGGGTGGAGGTGCAGTGGTCAATGTTGGTGAGAGATTTCAGCTACAAACAGATAATGTCCTCAAGCTAGATGCAAGGCTCTAACATGTCAGATTATCAACTTACTGCAACTGACACTGTGATTCGCATCGCAGATAGCGCATGGATTCCAAATGACCCAGCTAATCGTGATCGTATTGAATATGAACAGTGGCTTGTGGATGGTGGGGTACCAGATCCTTATATACCACCCGACCCTATACAACCAACGGCGGATCCACAATCAACAGTGCTTTTTGATCATGAAAATCGTTTGCTTGCGCTAGAAGGTCAACCACCATTGACGTTAGTGGATTTTTTAAAAAAGATGTAGCCAATGACGCTAACTCTTACAAATTGCGCCATTGGTGATGCACGTCCAGTAACTGTTCCTATAGATATCTATGGGAATACTTCTCAAGTAGTTGCGATAGCTCCATCAACAGATACTGTCGATACAAACCGTGTTCTATTTACCGGTAGCTCTTCATATAATGTTACTGTTACATCTTTAGGTGTTGGGCCGAGTTGGGATATTACAAAAGAAGTAATTTGGAATCCTGTAAGTGCTCATACTATCGTATTACAGAATAATGCTGGTTTGATTTTGCTTGGTCATGCAACCAGAACTATTTCAAATAAATCTATTGGCACGTATCATTGGGATTATATTTCTCAAATTTGGACAGAAGAAAACTTTGTAGACACCACGGTTGTTGGAGGTGGCGGCGGACCAGCAGGGCCTCCAGGTCCAGCAGGTCCCACCGGTCCAACTGGAGCAACTGGTCCCCCAGGTCCTACTGGCCCAGCTTCTACAGTCCCAGGTCCAACTGGCCCTACAGGTCCAACTGGCCCTACAGGTCCAACTGGTACTACAGGATCTACTGGTGCAACTGGTCCTGCCGGTGTAGACGGAAACACAGTTCTCTATGGCACTGTTAATCCAACTTCTGGATTAGGGGTCAATGGCAATTTTTATATCAATACAACTACGAATTTTATCTTTGGACCAAAGGCTGGAGGAGCATGGCCTGCTGGTACATCACTCGTAGGTCCTACTGGTGCAACAGGTCCAACGGGTCCTACTGGTGCAACAGGTCCTACAGGACCAGCAGGTGCAGGTTCACCATCCACCGTATTACCATTGATGAATGGTACTGCTGCGATTGGTACTTCGACTAATTTTTCTCGCGAAGACCATGTGCATCCCAGTGACACTAACCTAACAATAGATTGCGGTACGTTCTGATGAACTTTACAGAGCAGAGTGCTGAGGTAGCAAATACCGCGCTCAATGCTATGAAGAGTACGCCGTTGGCCATCGCCTTGTTGATGGTGAATGTAGGCTTTCTTGCCTTTGCTACTTATGTTCTTGGTGAAGTATCAACTAACGCGAGTGAACGCAATAAGGCACAATTTGAATTGATAACAAAGCTAGTAACTGATATACGTGACTGCCGACAAGGAACACCAACGCTATGAAAGTCCGCGGCACATGCTCATGGTTTGGTGGCCCTGACGATACCGGTGTATCGCCTAGTGAAGGATTGGCATTCATCTATAATGTGGATATGGCACCACATCTATTTCTACCTACACAGCCACCCGGCACAACCGGGTTAGCGAGGCGATTAGACCCCGAGGTAAACTATATCGCATGTCGTTGGGATTACGAAGCTCCTGGTACGTCTCGAGACGATCTACTCACCGCCAAGGTAATGGTCCGAGCTATTAAGACAGGAAAAATAATTCGAACCGTTTCTCCTGCCGACTGGGGACCACACGTAGACACCGGCCGGGTGGCTGATTTGAGTCCTGGCTTAATGAAAGAGCTTGGTATCGATACAGATGACGAAGTAGAAGTTACTTTGCTTGATGATGCGGAGGCTACAATGCCATACGGTAGCGTTGTGATATCATCTGGCCATGGCAAATACATCAGGGGAGCAAGCGGTATACTAGATGAGGTAGATGAAGCTCGTGAAGTAGTGGATGCTGTTGCAGATTACTTGCACTCTGCCGGTATTGAAGTTACAACTTTTCATGACAACGTATCAACCAGCCAAAATGAAAATCTGAACCGTATTGTCGATTTTCATAATGAGCAAACCCGCGATCTTGACATCAGTGTTCATTTTAATGCTTATGAAGATACATCTAAGCCCATGGGTACTGAAGTACTGTACGTCACTCAATCCACCTTGGCCGCAAACATGTCGGCGGCGATTAGTTCCGCAGGCGATTTTATTGATCGTGGTCCTAAGAAGCGAACGGATTTATTTTTCCTTAATAATACTGAACAACCAGCTATCCTAATTGAAACTTGCTTTGTGGATTCATCTGCAGACGCAGACCTATACAATGAGAACTTTGAAGAAATTTGTCGTGCTATTGTTGATGTTCTAGCTGGCCGCTCAACAGCTACACCAGACCCACCTCATCTTCCAGACGAACGTCCGCCACCAGAACCACCGGCTGAGCAGCATGTGGATATAGTCATTACTGCGCCGCGTGGTGTCATAGTAAATGTCACACAAATGACCACCGGGGAGCCTGGTGTAAAGATATTGCGTAAAACGCCGTAGGTGCAAGGGTTTGACCAGTTTTAACGATGCGTAAAACCTGGTTGTAATGCCATTAACGCAGGTGGGGGTAGGGCCGTGCACCCCCTAAAAACACCCTATTTTGCGGTTTTGAGCAGTAAAGGCCGAGGACTGTTACACTTGGTGAATATATGTCCTCGGCCTTCTGTGTACTGCGGTGTGCGCAAGGACGGAGAGTGGCGGCCGATCCAAATCCATCCGGACGTGACTACCCGTTTACACATTAAGATTCTAGCACCAAATTATGGCAGCACTATGGTAGACCCAATAGGAGAGATCAATGGCCTTTCAATATGGGACCACGCTGCGAAATAACCAAGTTTCGCAAATCCAAACCACGGTCGGTGCCAGTGGCACGTTGAAGATATTCTCTGGTGCTGAACCAGCAAACTGCGCGGCGGCTGATCCTACCGGGTTGCTCGCTACTATCGTGCTTCCGGCATCATTTCTCACCAGTTCTGGTGGTGTGACTACTATCGCAGGATCATGGTCTGTTGCAGCAAGTGGTGGTGGGGCTGGTACGAACGCACTATGTTTCCGTATGTATGATGGATCGTCGGTTTGTCATGTGCAGGGGAATTGCTCGACCGATCTAGTGCTAAACAATCCAAACATCGCCACTGGTCAAACTGTAACTGTCACAAGCTTTACGGTCACTGCTGGGAATGCTTAATGTCATGGATTAGATCTGGCTTCTGCAACCGTTGTGGTGAATGTTGTGTCGGCTCGCCTGGATGGGCGGGCCGATCTGATTTAGAGACTGACGACTCCATGCGGCGTGAACCACCGGTCAAAGGCATGTGCCCTTTGTATGAACTACATGTCGGTGCACCCGAAGGCGATGGCTTTTGCATTGGGCACGAGCCTCCTAATCAGCATCCATACTATTTGACCGGGTGTAATGTCTGGCCACAACACCCGGATAATATTGCCAATTGCCCTTCATGTTCATATACGTTTACATGGATAGCTGATGGCGACTAAGGTTTTCTACGTTCTTAATACCGCTGCAACCACACCAGATTGGTTTGGGGTTCTGCAGGATGGTGGATCTGCGCCTACAGATGCAGCGTGCACATTCGGTTATGCTCCCGGCAAGCTTGCGATCGGAAGCTACTGCCGTTCGCGTCTTGGTGCCTCAGGCACGTCCGCCACGACGGCGACCACGTCGTACGTGTCAGGCGCGAGCGGCCCGATTGCGGGCACTGGCGCGACCGGCACGACAGCCGGTGATTGTTTCAGTACATCGTCTACCTACTACGGCACGTTTGCGGCTGGAAACTGGACCTTTGTTTGGAATCTTCGCGCTGGCGTAGCTGGGTTGACCGGTCGTCTTGGGATGCGTGTCTGGGCATCCACAAATATCAGCGGTACAGGTGCACGTGAGCTGACGTCTGGCGAGATTTTCGGCACCTCGAATTTGCTGTCGACGACAGCGAACACGAACAGCGGCATTACCTGGAATGCGCCCGCGATTACGCTGACCAATGAATATTTGTTTTTCCAACTTGAATTCCAAGAGCAAACCACAGCCGGGTCGAGTAACACTGACACCGCGTTATTCCGCGTTGGCTCTAGCATCACGACGACGAACTGGTCACCGATAGCCGATGGTGATCTTGCTCTATCTCAAGCTGCGCAGACGCTTTCAGCGGCTGGCAATAGTATTGTAGATGGCGATTTGATCCTCCCGCAAGCCGTGCAGACCCTTTCAGCGGCGGGTGGACCAGTTGTTCGCGGCACGCTCGCCAGGACCGAGATTGACGACACCCTGGCCGCGACGGGAACGAACGGCGCTGCTGCTGGTACAATTCTTTTCTATTGTCCAGCTAGTGTTGTACTCTCAAATAGTAACTTAACCGCAACAAAAATTAGCGGCTCAGGATATGCAACTGCTTATTCTCAATCAACTAGAGGAGCAACTAAAGTTTATGCAGAGGTTCATATTGATTATTTTAGTACCGTAATTCATCTTATAGGAATAGGCACGACTGGTGAATCTTTAACTGCATATGTAGGGTCTTCTGCAACTTCATACGGTTGGAATGGTGGTGGTAATATCTATCACAGTGGGACGTCCGGTGCCACGGTTTCAAGTTTTACTCAAGGAGATTGGCTTGCATTTGCACTTGATCGAACTGGGCCAATTTTTCAAATTCGAAATATTACTCAAGGAGGTGCGTGGTCCAGCTCATTATCAGCTAGTGGGTTTGATACCACCGATGCCTGCTTAGGAGTATCTCTGTATGATAATTCTAATGCTGCCACTTTTAATTTTGATGGGACATTTTTAGGAACTCCCCCTGGCTCTGGCTATACGCGATGGGATGGCTCATCCATCAGCGGCGCTCCGGGCACCATCACCGGCACGCTCAACCTTATTGAGGCCGACGACACGATTGCGGCGGCTGGCGGCCCTATTGTTGAGGGTCATCTCGGCACGGTTGGCGCCAGCGGCACACCGACCACGGTTTATGACAATTCCTTCGATGCGACCGACTCAGGTTGGGGTGGCGAAACTCACCCTGTCAAAGTCGCTGCTGGGAATCTTGCCGCCGGGTCCGGCACCCAGGTTCGACTCACGCTGGAATTTGCAACCTTCTCCGCAGGCGCAACTTGCAAGGTCTATTTCGGACAGCAAGCGGCGAGCGGTGATCCGCAAGATTTTGCCAATACGCCAGCACACGTTACGTTTGGTGGCGGCAATATCACGGCTGACGGCTCGACGCTGGTCTATGTTTCTGACTGGGTCGATCTGCCAGAGGCATACGACCACACCAAGAATTATATTCATTGTCAGTATTACGGCGCCGGTTCTATTTCTTTGCGGACGACATCCGCAGTCGGAAATGATCAATGGTATTCGGCCGCAGCCATTGATGATGCGGCGACGGTTGACAAGCTCGCCTCGAATTATCTGCATTGGACTGCGTTTAAGGCAAACTTAGTACGCACCATTGAGGTGCGCGGCGTTGCTGCGCCAGCGGGTATCGTCCAAGCCGATCAGACGCTCGCCGCCGCTGGCAGTGTCGGGGAGACAACCGGTATCTCTGGCGGGCTCACCGTCATACAGGCTAACCAGACCTTAGTCGCCGCTGGCGTCGTTACGATTAACGGCACGCTCAGTGTCCAGCAGGCATCGCAAACCCTGGTGGCAATTGGTACTGTTCTAGTTCGTGGCACGCTTTCTGCCCCACAGACTAACCAGACATTGGTTTCTGTTGGTGGGCCTGTTGTCAGTGGCGCTCTTAGTACGCTACAAGCAAATCAAACGATAGTTTCCGCTGGTACAGTTCTAGTACGCGGCACGCTTTCTGCCCCACAGGCAAACCAGACACTAGTATCAATCGGTGGCCCTGTTGTTCGAGGCACTCTTAGTGCCCCGCAAGCCGCGCAAACTCTATCTGCCGGTGGTTCTGTTATTTCTGGTATCAGTGGTACACTCAATCTTCTTCAAGCATCACAAACATTATCAGCTACCGGTACAGTTCCAGTCGTATGTTTCGGTAGTCTAAATCTTCCGCAAGCAGCACAGACACTTGCTGCTGCTGGATCACCAATTGTCAGTAGTACTCTTAGTACCCCACAAGCAAATCAGACACTTGTATCTGTTGGCAAGGTAACTGTTTCTGGTGTATTGAATAGCATCCAAGTAACCCAGACAATTGTATCCACCGGCAAAGTGGTTGTTTCTGGTATTCTTAGTTCTGTGCAAGAGAGCCAATCATTACAAGCAACCGGCACAGTTTCAATTCGCGGTACTCTAAATGTTAATCAGTACTCTCAAACACTATTAGCTGCTGGCGCTGTCTATGGTACCGCTATCGGCACATTGCGTGTTACTCAACAAGATCAATGGATAACAGCTACCGGTGTAGCCGGTGTTATAAAGGACTATTGGATATCAGACTCCATTCCATCACCAGATATAGTTATCCCACCACCCTATGTTCCTCCACCTAATATTCCGTGGATGTCTAGTGAGGCTCCTTCATACCAACCCCCACTTCCTCCAGTAACTCCACCCCGGCAGGGCTGGTGGTCTGGGTCTATTCCTTAAGGAGACAACATGCGATCACCTTGGGCTCCTAATAAATACGGATATACCCCGGTTTATCCAACCATGACGGTGCGAGCTGATGGCACCTATCGATTAAAGCCAGTCAAACCGCCCCATGCTGTCTCATCCTTAGGCCATGGTTCCAAGCAAATTTCATACACAGTATCTTCATACGGCAAAGTTCGTGGGTTTACCAGTCACTCACTTATTGTACGCTTTTAGGATCTGGTGGGAAGAAGCCCGAAAACCGGCCCATGTTTTGATCAGCTTGAGATATAGTGAATTTACTTAATCTTGGTGTACCATTCCTAATGATGTTTGCACTGCATGAATACTTTTCACCAGTTTTAAATTCTACAAGGACCATTACAGTTTCAACTCTATCTGGGTAATTAGATGGTCTAACGTTGCTAGCAATGTTATACTCTCTAACCGTCGTAGCCCAAGCTTCTGATATGAAAATAACAGCATCTGGTTCTAAGTGTTTAGTGACTGCTCTAATAGCAGTACTCATAATATCTTTTTCTTCATCATCCTCCATTGACAATGGCATCATAGCATGGTCATCGCCCTTAACAAAAACAGCCATTGCTTCAATACATTTTTGCTCATTAAATATGCTTGTGATTATTTTTAATTCTATTTCAACCAGTTCCTTTTTGTTCATCACAGTACTCCTCTGCCCAGATTTTCCATCTTTGATATAGTAAAAAAGGGCCTTGTCGTGACATTTGTAGTATCTGGCTAATTTCTCGCCAAGTACAGTGTTTCTTATCTCTCAGAGCTATGATCGTAAATACTTTTGTAGGGTCTCTTGGTGCTCCATGCGGATATCTGCGTTTTGATCTCCGTGTCTGGCTACTATCCGTTGCTAAGTTTGTCATTTGTAATACTCACTCTTTACTAGGTTTATACCTATGGTACCACATAAATTGCTCGTTGTTAAATTAACCACGCCCGGAATTCGTCGCCTTGTAGAGTAGACGACATACTGATTTTCTTGCGCAATACCTGTATCAGTTTTTCATCTATTGTACCGGGTGCCCGTAGATCGATGTAAGTCACATACTTGGTTTGTCCTATACGGTGTGCTCGGTCCTCGCTTTGCTGGCGGTCTTCGTTATCGAAACTATTGGCGTAGTAGATAACGAGATTACACGCTGTCCAGGTATTGCCGAACTTGCCAACTGATTGATTGCTGACAATAAACCGGCAAGCATCGTCGGCTTGTATTTTCTCACGAGCCTCTACACGCTCATCAAGTGTGGTCTCCCCCCAGAACGTCACTGTGCTATCATCACCAAACTCCTTACGGAGCTTGGCAGTTATCTTGCGCAAAGCAGCCGGGTAAGGAGCCCAGATAATAGCCTTGCCGCTGTGTTGTTGAAGTATTTCGACAACAGCATCAGTACGATTCTCTGGTATATGAGCTATTCCATCATTTTCAGTATGCACATGCCCACACAGAATATGCTGCATCTTGCTTAACTGGTCAAGCTTCATGCTAGCGGTAGCATATTCACCATTCGCCAATTTAGTCGTAGCTATGTCACGCATCTGCCGGTATGCCAGAGCTTGCTCTGGTGTCAGGTCTACGTCCCAAAACTGGTATATCTTGGGTGGCAAGTCCAAGACTTGGTCCTTAGTCACACGGTAGCTGCGAGCCATGATCTTTTTATTAAGCTCATCCAAGTTCCGGTAACCTACGATAACAGTAGCTTCTCTATGTTTCCTACCTTCTGCACGCAGATGAGCCGGTGTGAAGTTGACCTTCTGTGTAATGGCATAGCGATGCTTGAAGTCCCAGAAGTTCTTCAGGCCAATGATACTACGACTTAAGAACGCATATTGCGTGAATAAATCCATCGGACTCTCTGGCGCTACCAACCCGGTCAAAATCCTACGGGCCTTGAACCTGTACGCCAAGCTGTTCAATATGAACTGTGTTCGCTGTGCTTCTTGGTGTGCGATAGTGGTGCTCTCATCGATAACACCAATGACATTCCGATGGCCGATAAATTTTTCAATGTAGTCTCGTGCTGGGCCTTTGCGGTTCAATGCTTCAATATTCATGATCAAGCATCGTGGCTTAGTCGCATAGATTAAGTCAGCAAGCTCTTTCTGCTGGGCCTTGTTGGCTCCACTGCGCCATGCCGCGCGGCAATAGCTGAAATCAGTCGGTAGCCATTCGTCAAGTTCAATAAACCAATTCATATAGCAACCGCGAGGAGCCATAACAACCAAGTCCATCCGGCCCAGTGCATTGCGTGCTACCCAGTCATCGATAACCGGTCTCGTCTTGCCGGTGCCTTGCTCCATAAGCAATCCAAAGACATCGTTCTCCAGCAGCAATCGCATTGCAGTTTCTTGGTGTCTATACCGGTTGAACATTTTAATACCAATCCTCTACGTTGTAAAATACATGACCCCCTGGGGTCACCGTAATCCCACAACCATCATCGTCGATATAGTTCACGCATTTCTGTTGCTGTTGTGCTTGCTGGATGGCTGCACGTTCTCGATTTTCACGAGCAATTTGTTCCTGGGTTTTTCGTTCGGACATATTCATTCCTTTGTTATCGTAATCTTGACTCTATCTCCAGCCGCTATATTAGGTTCTTCATAACCCACAAATAATGCTTCCCATGAATCTTCAAGGCGGAGATACCAGCCCATTGACTCCTTACGGAAGATAGCTTCTTTCCCAAGCCCACAGACCCATTTAGTATCAAATCGTTCAGTAACAGATTGGACTAATACGCTGCGGATAACGATTGATATTGTCATCTTAACTATTTCCTCTTTCTTCTTGGTGTATCGTCTGGTAGTCTTTGAATCCAAATGATGCCGTTATTAGCTTTATAAGTTCTAAATCTCAAGCCTAAAGCAGTTTCTGCTCTTGCACGCATGTTAGACACGGTATTCACATCTTTATACTGTGGTGGCATTGAAAATGCAGTACTAACTTCAATTGTAGCAAATGGAAATTCTTTCCAATCCGCGTTTGATCCTGGTAGAGGTTGATTTTTTAATATGACTATATCTTTTTGCGAAGAATCAGGCAAAGCTATAACAGGTGGTAGTGAAGCAGTAGGGGCTTTTGCAGCATCATTTAGTTCTATAACTCGTCGATTACCCCAAGCTTCAGCAGCTTCTTTAGTAGAAAATAATTTTGTTTCATTATTAACTTTTATGATGAATTCTCCTTTTCTGGTTTTAATAACCTCATAATCTACTGGCATCTTACTCTCCTGTTACTTGCTCCGTATCTTCTTAAGATCTAACTGCGTTTCACCACAGGCCAGAAGCACAGCCGCAACCGTGGCGAACTGTGGGCGTCGCGTTTTCCCATTAAACCAATTGTAGAGGGTGGTACCTGTCACGCCGCTCTCTGTTGCTATGGCACTGGGTCCACCGTTGGCATAGACCTTGGTACGGGCATAATCGATGATGGGGTCCTTATCTATGAAGTTATATGACTTGTAGACGTGCAGTGTCCGCTTATGATTTCTTGCCAACATAGGTCCCATCCTCCTGGTGAAGTGCTGCCCCACGCCTTACCAATGACCCAAGTGCCGAAGCTACGGCTTGTTTTTTGTGTTTCTTTAATACAGCCATGACCTCAAATGCCCGCATTGGTTTTTCCGATATCTCCTTCAACACAGATTCAATTGTAGTTCCAGGTTGCGGGACATATGCACCATTCACACGCCGTGGTCTCCCCACTCTCTGTGCTTTCTTTGCCGGTGGCACCATATCAGCCAGCTTATCGATCCCTGCCACCTGTGCCCAGTTTGGCAACGAATTGATAAACTGTCCCACCTTCGTTGTGGGTACCCGTACCCGTATATCCATATAGAATATCATAGTTTTTACTCCTTTTTCCACCCATGGGTCATCCACCAATCAGCAGTCAACAACCAATCGTATTTTTTGAATGGCAGCTTCCAACCAACTGGTTCAATTTTAACAGAATACAGAACACCTTTGCCATGCCTTTCAACAACACGCCAAAGCCGTTTTTCTGTATCCCTAATTATATCACCAACTTTTAGCATTATCATAGTTTTATCCTTTATGGTTGTAGCTACCTAACGGGAACCTTTGCAACCCTTCCGACGATACAAAGCCTTTTGTGGTCTGCTCGTGCACAAGCTATGTTGCAAAAGACCCAAAGGCTGTTCCGAGCGTTGCTGCAAAGGCTCCCGTTAGGTAGCTGTAAAGTATATTAGCACACTGCTAATTGGACTGCAACATTGAGCTTATTTCATCCCAATTCCACCCACCCGGCCCTCCTCCCCATCTCATTCCAGCAATGTTTATCAATCCACCTTCAGCTAATGCCTTGGCTTGATCACCACGCATCAGCCATAACTCATCCGTTCCATCATGAATCAGGGCTGTAGGCGTTCGCCGCACTGCAATCCAGACGTTACCGCCGTAGCGGTATCGTTTGGATATCCAGGCGACTTGCAGTGGTTTGATTTGGACGTGAAAGATTTTAGTGAATTTGAATTCTAGCCATCCTTGGACACCAACCGGTGTGCAGAATTCGGAGTCTGGCACTCCCCTCGCACTACCGGCAGTCTCAATAGATGTCCATTGCCATGTGCTGAAGCGACTACGGAATAGTGGTCGAAGACCTCCATCCTTCATCGCCGCTGTAAGACAGAGTCTATGGTATAAGCAAGATCAGAATCAAGGTTGCCCTGTTTTCGCATCCATTGTAAATAATCCACTGGCACCTGATCAATTGGTGTGTCTTTATGTTTGCCGAAGTTAAGAGCTTTGAGTCGTACTGGTGAATTAGACATAACCATCAATTGCTCGATGGTGTGCTTTTCCAACATTTTGAATAGTAAACCTGTGGTTGTAGCTACATCATACAAGGCTTGATGTGGATGCTTATGTTTCACCAATGGCTCTATCGCCATTGGGTCAACATTAAGCCAATACCTCAGCACCTGATTAGAATAACCGGGAGCTTCTGGCCAGATGTGTTTTGCCAAACGAATGGTGCAGAGCCATGGCTGGGTGACTTCTGGTAGGAACTTAGAATCAAATGCCGCATTGTGTGCAATGAGTATAGAATCAGGTTGTATGTGTTCTAAAAGAAACTTGATACCAGTTTCTCTATCATATGCCCCGGATTGTTTGGTCAGCTTACAAACCGGTATGTGATGGACTGCGTGCGCCTGTGGGGAAATAGGTCCGACGTGCTGGAAGTAATAATCGGTGTGAAAAGTTTTCTTCCATACCGGTCCATCTTGCTCTATTTCCATCCAGGCAAGCTCAAGCAACTTCGCTCCCTTAGCAGGGTCTAAATCAGAAGTCTCGGTATCTAT